GTTTGTATTAATATAATTTCATTCTTTACAGGTAATGTATTAATGTCTCTATTCAATGGATAAGCTATACCTGAGTATACTACATCTCCTGTATCGGACGTATCAACTCCATCTGCTAAATCTATATAAAGTACAATACCGATTGAATCTGGTCCGCCATACCTGTCGTAGTATTTATGTTCGGAGTTTAAAATAACATCTACAACTCTACCGGGGTTCAGGTTACCTCTATCACTATTAGTTAAGTCTCCTGTTTGGGATTTTACTCTGTAGTTATTATCTAACATATTTGTTACTCTTTTTCCTCTGACTTATCAGATGATGCTTCAACTTCTTCCTGTATTTCTTCAGTTTCCTCTAAAAGTGATTGAAGTGAATCAAAATCAAATAGATCATTTCCATCTCCTTTAGTTTGTGCAATCTCTATCCTCTGAATGATTGTTGCTAATTTAATTAAAGCGTCATCATTCTTAACTCCTATCTCCATGTACTCCTTAATCATCGGCACTATCAAAGTAGCATCACCAATGTTTTCTATAAGAGGTTTTAATTCTCCTATGAGAGCTTTTACTTGAGATTTCGTTTCTTTTGAGTTATCGTATATTTCACCAAAAAGATCAGAAAGGCTTTTACCTTTAAATATTTCTTTATCACTACTCATGTTCTTTTATTATAAATAGATTTAAAGTAACTTTGCGCGGATTAATCCTACTTCATTATATTTTTCATATAACTTATAGAATTCTACTTTAAGTTTATTTACTACTTTAGTTAGATGAGGTGTCTCGCAATCTGTCATTTCCCTAATATATATGTAGAGAGCTTTCTTTTTAAATATATCTAAGTCTTGTCTTGTTTTAAATATAGTAAGAATTGCATCTGCAATGTTCTTTTCACTATCTTTAACGAATAGCTCGTCTAATTCATCGTACATCTGATCTACATACATATCTAAGAAGAAACCTAATGAGATAGCATTTTCATCATCTACCCTGTAATCAGTATCATATCCGTCCTCCATTTCGTTGAAGGTACCTATCTTCTTAAGTTTTTTGTAATTCTTGTTGTTGTAATTAATTAACCAACGTTTTACTATTGTTCCGAAGTAGGAATATGCTTTTGCTCCGTTATTCTTATCGAACTTATCAATCTTTTCTTCTAATAACATAGAAACAACCTCATGTTTGAGGTCTTCTATCCGATCAACATCGGTGTAATAAAACTTAAAAGTGTGGATTATATTTTCAGCTAACTTATAGAAGGGGTAGTATATGTGGTCTGTAAAGATTCCGTTTCTATACTGCTGGTTATCTGATTCGTTGTACTTGTTAATGTATTCTTCAGTCTCTGAAGTGAAGTAATTAGCTTTTGCTTTCTTTCTTGCCATAATTTTGTGGGAGCATATATCGATTTAATTCGTCTTGCACCTTTTTTAGTTGTGTAAAAAAATAACCGACCTCATCATCTGACTTGAAAACCCCACGTTCGTCAAGACCTTTAAGGTGCTTTTGTGAATCCCTTATTAATTTCGATATATTCTGTAGATATGTTGTTTGATCTATAGTAACATCTTCATACTTCTCTACCTTTCTTAATAGGTTAAAGACAATATACGATAATATTCCGGAAAGAACAACTAAAATAGTAACTATTATGTAAAAATTTGTAGGATTAATATTCATATTATATATTTTTTAATAAATTAGTTAAACCTGGTGAAGAATTTACTCTCTTTCCTGTTGTTGATTTAGTTTTCTGTACTGAAGGCTTAGAAGATCCTCCATTTCTCTTCCACATATCGTATTCTACCTTAGAAGCTAAGAAGTCTGCTGTGTGAAGTACTGATATTAATGCTGTTTTCTGTCTTGATGATTCAACATTACTAAAAAAGTATGCTTCATTAGCTTTATCAAACACTCCATCATGACATCTGATACCTAAAAACTCCTTTTGATCTACTTTAATACCAAACTTCTGTAAAATAAATAAAGATCTGTCTGGAATTAACATAAATTGAAGATCTGGATTGTATGTATACATTTCTGAAAGTTTATCTTGTCTCCATTTATCAGTCTGAGGTATATAGTTTGGTTGATCTCCATCTCCTATCTTACCTAAATCATGAAAGAGTGCGGCAAATACTAATTGTTCTTCAGTATAATCTAAAGTACCTCCCATTTTCTCATATAATCTAGACTGTTCTATAGCAAATTGTACTACCCTATTAACATGATCTACATATCCACCGGCAAAAGCATTGTGATACCAAGTTTTACCACTAGCAGGTGCCATGACATAGGTATCTTCCATATGTTTTAACATCTCTTTACAAGCAATAGCACGTCCACCTAAGTAGGTATCAATGATTTTTAAGTGTTTTTCGTAATTTTTACCAATTTGTTCTGCATTTAACATAGATAACCTTTTTAAATTATTATTATTATTTATTTTATTATTAAATTATTCAATATTATATTTATTTAAATATATTTTTTAT